ACAGAATGTTTGCGAGTTCGGTCTCAGCATCGAGTCCGTGAATCGCCTTCAAATCTTGTGCGAGTTCCATTGTGTACTCAGCTTTCAAAGCACGGGAACGAGCCGTTACCGTTGACTTCTCAATACTAAAAGCCATTTCTGCAAATTGATTTGCAGCAGAATCGCCTAAAGCTTCAGCTGTGCCTGTTGTCATACCATGTTGGACGTTATAACTAGCAGCTGAAATAGCGGCTACAACATCAGAACCAACCTGACTCGCAGCACCACCAGCTTTCTGCATCGCCCATGATGTATCAGCTTCATTAAACAGAGCTTCTACACCACTCTGTGTACCATACCGAGACTTCATTGCAAAGATAAGACCTGTAGGACCAGTCATTGGCTGGACGCCACAAATATCATAAGCAATAAGAGAAGGCATAGCACGACGAACTAGCGAAATCAGAATCGGATCCCAATTCGCAATCTGGGCACCAGTTGCGTTAGTAGGCGCTGCCTCGCCGAGAAACTCACGATCCTCAGACATTGCCTTTTCCTGGTTTTCTAAAATTACAGTAGTTACAGCACGCCGGTACGAATCCTTAATCTCGGGAAGATCAGGATGCTCTAGGACTGGCTGCCATTTTTCCTGTAGGTGTTCAGTGTTAAACATTGTTTTCTCCCTTTTTATTTAAATAAAATTTTATGCCCCATTAATAGCACGTTTATGCGTTCTACTAATAGTATTCATATATGCAGCCATTTTACCGGATGACATTTCTACATCTTCATAATTCGGCGCTGCCTCTACTTCTTCGTTAATCATAGCTTTTGGAAAATAAGAGTCTTTGATTGTCTCCAACTTCAAACGATAATCTTCGGCGTTCTCGTACTCTATACTCTCTGCAAGTTCTGAAAATTTCTCAACTTCTGTATCTGCAAGATCAGAAGCCACATCTAAAAGAATTTCATTCTGTGACAGTTCACTTACCTGTTGTGTTAGTGTGATATTCTTTTCAATCTCCTCATTAAGGCGAGTTTCCATATCATCAGCTTGCGTTGCCGCAGCTTCTAACATATCAAATCTCTCATCAGGAATTGCAATATCATGCTCTTCAAACAGTGCCCGTAGGCTTGCAATAAACTGTTCAGCAAGTTCAGTTTTTAGTCTGTGCTCCACTGCCAACTCATTCTTCTTCATCCACTCCTCAACAACATACGTCAGATAACCGTCAACTTTCGTTGTCAACTCATCTTTAGCTTCAGAAATAGCAGAATCATAAGCCTCTGCATACTCTTCCTCTAGACGCTCAAGTTCCGTTCGGATCTTTGACTTCAATGCAGCTTCAAAAATTGTAGCAGCCTTTGTCTTAAATTCCTCCGAAAGACCTTCACCAGATGTCAACGCATCAACGTCATCAGAAAGATCAAGTGCAGCGACTCTTTCGTCCACGGTGATTTTGACTTCTTCGCTTGCTTCTTCCTCGTCATCCCTGTCTAAATCGTCCTGCTTCTTTCGTTTCTTTCCAGTTTTTTCATCTTCTTCTTCATCTTCATCAGGCTCTTCCTGAGGTCGACCTTCAGTTCCACCACCCTTACCAGCTTTTTTCTTCTCAGCTGCACGAGCGGCTGCTAGGCCTTTCTCCTCAGGATCGACGCCTTCATATTCTAATTCTTCCCGTGTCCCTACCTTCATCTCACCACTGCCATCACCCATAGGTGTAGAAGAAGCGTCAGAAGATTTGGTTTGAGGAGGACTAGCCTTTTTCGCCTTTTTAGTGGCGGCATCACCTGGATCAGATTTAGCTTCTGGAGAAACAACTGCGGGACCCATATCTTCGATTTTGCCGTGACCCTTTGCGTCAATTTTTTCTTCACGCTGAGCAGCGACAGCACCTTTCATGGCAGCCCGTGGGTTACCTTTTGTATCTAGGCTACCCTGTGCTTCATCTAGAGGGTTACCAAGTGTTTCATCAGCAATTCTCTCTAGTTCAGTGTTAATATCCGTCATTTGGAATACTCCCTTCTTTTAATGTACATATAAGTTATTTATAATATTCAAAATTTTGACATGAAATTTTCAAAGATTGCAATAGCTTGTTCTTCTCTAGCTTGCGCTCTTTGATACTTCTTGTTCAATTCTCTCTTATAGGCATCAATATCCATCTCTTTTACTGCGCCGTTATCCCATACCCACTCTTTGCCTTCCATGATACCTTCTACGAAAGCATTGGGGGCAGACGGATCTGCGACTATATCTGCAGCAGTTGCCAGATAGAAATCATCTTTTACAACTTGGGCACCTCGCATAGGAACGAGAGACCCCATACCTCGGGACGAAACCCCTAACTTGGCACCTTCGTCTATGAGATTCTTTACAATTTTACCATACGGAGTATCCAGGATCTTAGCTTCACCCATGAAATTAGTACCATCGGGGTGTAAAGCAGTAATCATATGTGATACACGCTCTAGGTTTACAGTAGGCCCATCTGGATGGCCGAGTTCACCAAATGCCCTATTCTTTTGTATGTATTCTTTGTTATATCTACCTACTTCCTTTTCTAAAATGTGCATCGGATAGATGCGACCATTTCTATTTTTAATCTCGGCTTGTAAAAATGGACCCCGGATTTTATAGTTCTTCTTTCCAGCGTCATCATCTTCTATAAGATAATCAATATCTTCAATTGATTCAGATATAAGTTTCATTGTTATTGATTCCTGGCATGGGCCATCGTAGCTGCATCAACTTTTTTTCCTAATTTATCGGCAGCCTTTGACTTTGCCCTATTTTTTAGGATCGCCTTGCTCTTAGCTGTATCACCCCTTGCGTGGGCCATCGTAGCCTGATCAACTGCGCTCAGTTTTTCAGCTTCATCTACCTCAGCGGGATCACCTGTGATTCCTGTATCTATTCCTGAAGTTACTTGACCCAAATCTACTTCTTTAAAAGCTCTCTGGGCATAATCTGTTTTTGCCTGTTGCCACGCTTCACCTCTCCGTGCATCAGCAGCAGCCATAAATGCATCACCGGCAGCAGCCATATCACCATCAGCAACATTGTCAATCATTTTTTTAAGATTCTTATCCATTTTATATTCCTTTAATATTTATAATTTACGCAGTTTCTGGACCTGAGTATTCTTGATCTGCGTCAGCTTGTCCTTCATCACCACCTGGAACTGTAGCACCATTACCATTCATAGGTGGCATCTCTGGCTCAGGCATATTACTGCCAATAGGCATACCCGGATCTATACCAGCATCATCAGGCATTACATCATCTTTCTTTTCTTGTTCAATCTGTTTATCAATTTCTTCTATTTCAGTATCCGACTGTCTTAAAACATAACGTCTAACATATTCTGTTGAATAGTAAGTACCAACATAATCGTTAATAGTCTGTAGTGCAGTCAGTCGTTCTTGTAAAATTTCAATTTCTTTTAACTCTTGAAAATGGTTGTCATCTTTAAAGTCATAAACTATAAATTCTTTAACCTTGGTCCAATCTTCATCAGTTATAATACCCTTTAGTATTAACTGAGTCTTAAGCATATCCTGAAACAACTCAGAAAACTTTTTGCGTAATCTCTGAATGAATTTACTAAACTTAATTTCATCTCTGGTAATCTCTGTTGACTTACCAAGATTAAAACCACCTTCTGATTCTAAACGAGAAATAGGAATGTTTAAAGACTTATAAAGTTTCTTCTGGAAGTATTTTATATCTTCCAGTTCACCTAAGTTCTGTCCACCTCCAAGGGTACCTACATCTGTACCTCGACCACCTTCACGACGAGGCAACCAGAAATCTTCCAACATAGACATCTGATTTCTGTCATCCATAATCTCACCAGTATTAGAATCATAAACAACTTTATTTCTATATCGTGACATAACATCTTTCATGTATGCCTCTGCTTTAGGTTTGGGAAGATTACCAACGTCGATATAAAAGATACGTCTTTCGGGGGCTCGAGCAATACGATAGATCACTACCGCATCTTCGATCATTCTTAATTGATTAGTAGGCTTGATTGCCTTCTGCAATAAAGAATAAACTTGATTCGTTGTGGGGTTGTATAATCCAGAGGGTACATACGCAATAGCATCAGGGGAGATTTTTAATCCCTGAGCTTGCATATTTGCAGTACCACCAATAGCGGGTAAAGCTGGATATACACCAGCTTCATTGTAAACATACCACTCCTTAGTAGACTTAACTATTTCAATTCCACCTTGCACCTTATCCTTTTCAACTTCTCGGATCTTTTTAATAAACTTGGGATCTATAAAACGTACTTCCGTTATACCTTTTCGGGGGGATTTCTCATCAATCAACTTATGGAAGAAAATTCTTCCATCAATATACCACCGCCTAAAGATATCATGCCCTTTCTTTTTCCATTGAAGGAGTGTAAGAACTTCTTTAAATTCATCGTCTATCTTTCGTTTGATAGACATAGAAAGGGGGACCCAATCAAGATTAACCGCCACAGAGATATCTGTTTCATCAGCCGTAATAGCTTCGTTAATGATATCTTCTATTGCTTGATCACACTCAGGATTTTCTGAGGTTTGTCGGTACTTTCGTACCAATTCATAATCATTGCGAGCAGACTTATCGTAAGATAAGTACTGCCCAAAAAAACCAGCACCACCAGCAATATCTAGTGTGCCTTCTTCGTCAGAAGGAGCGACAAAGCTTTTAGCCTTGTCGCTTTCCTTCTTCTTCTTTACTTCCCATCCAAATAATTCTGCCATAGTATAACTATTTATACTGATTGAAAATCAGCATAATCAAAAATAAAAACTACTTTATTCTTCTGGTTGTGCTCCTTCTGGATAATGGCCACCACTAGTCGAATTATTCGTTCGACTTCCATCACCACCACTGCCACCAGTACCACCAATCGTCATCCAATTAAATCGGAATGTTGCACCAAATTCCTCTATTGCATCATTCGCATCAAAAGAAAGATCAATAGCGTCTAATGTTGTCGGCCACACACCTTCTAGCTTATAAGTTCTAATTGCAGAGTTATTTCTATCCAATTGCATTACTGTCGCATTACCATAGTAAGTTGAAGCACTTAATGCATTAGCTTTTGTTGTACCACCAATATCACCCATATCATCCATCCAGCTTTCTAAAAATGAACGAACGCTATATTGACGATCATTAATCACTGTGACAGTCCAAGCATCATAGGTACGATCACCAGCCAGAAAAATCTGACGACCACGATAAGGTACTGCGATCTCACCGATAGTCAAGGCTGGAATCTGAGCAGAACGACATAGGAAATGAAAGTTACCTGTAAGTCCTGCAGCACCAGATCCGCTCATAGAAACAGAAAATTGATTAGCACGAGCGCCGCCACCCTGTAAGGCTTGTGTAAAACTACTTAAATTTGCCATCTTATTTTATCTCCTTGTTATATTAAGCTCTTCCAACCACTTCACTAAAGTTCACATCTGTTCTTGTAGCAATAAATGTAAGAGTTATGAAGTTAATTGAACGTGCGGGCTTCACATAGATGTCTGCACGGAACTCATTGTTGTCTATGACTTGACCAGTGTTATTGGATTCATCACATACGACCAAGAAGTCCGTCACACCACGACGAGCCTGCACATCTCTCATGTACGGATTTACCATACCCAAGAATTGTTCTCTTGTGAACGTATCGTTGAACTCAAACAGAACTGTACGAGAAGCCTTTGCAATAGCTTCTTCGATTGTGATAAACAATCTACGAACATTAATGCGACTAAAAGCACTATTCTGAGCCAGAGCAGTCTTGTCACCCCAAAGTACTGTACCTTCCCCTGCAAATGTAACAACAGGATTAATACGAGCACGATAAAGAATGTCACGTTCGCCCTGAGTTGGATTCAATGCAAGTTCAATTGCACCACGAATCTGACCACGACTCAAACCAGCAGGCGACCACCAAGGATCTTCAACCGCATCGGTTCTAGCACAACTACCAGCGATATCAGCGTTAAGAGGTACCCAACGGAATGTATCATTATACTTGTCATACATCTTTTTATAACCACTATCAAATACTGCATAAGACGAACTTGGTAATAGATCAAAGTATGTCTTAACTTTATCTGTCTGTGTATAACCATTCACCACATTAACAACAGCTTCTCTATACGGTGAAATAAACACAACACTATCCTTACGTTTTTCAACGATATCAACATTATTGATAGCCAGAGTTGTTGAACTTGTACCATCAACAGAAGCTGGACCCGTCATTAGCAGATTAAAATCTACATTATCTGGATCTTCAAAACGATCAAATGCATCTGAGCGTTGGCCATCTGTAGGCGCAATAGTTGTAAGAGGCAAACCACCTGATAATGTAACAGTTTCCACACCAGCTTTACCGGCGATATCAGTACAGACTATAGTAGCCGTAGCTTCCGAACCCCAGTTGGTTCCACCAGTTGGATGATCCATCCAATATACCCACTCTGAGCCCAGATATAAAGCATCACTGTAATAGTTGTTATCACCACTATCGGTTACAGCACCTGCCAACTTTGAAAGGCTTTCCCATTTTTCAAGGATTGTACCAGCAGTACCCGTTAATAGACCATCACCATCAAGTACAATTATATGACATTCATCTTTGCCCTGATTTTTACCATTAACATTATTGATTTGAATATCTTGTAACCAAGTAGTTGTATCTGGCGCAGCATCAAACTGATCATAGTATTCCCAGTATCTATTTACATCAACAACAACACTAGTACCATCAATAGTAGACTTCAAGCCTACTGCATTAGTTAATGGCCATCTGATTATAGTAATAAGGTTAGTGGAAATTACCGTTATTTTATACTTCTGACCCTTCTCTGCAGCAGCAACTGCTTTGTTTGTAGCATTAGCAGCTGTAAGCGAACTACCAAAATCTATAATGTCTCCGACATTAAAAGCAGCACCACTAACAACAGTTAATTGTGTTGGTGCTACACCACCGGCAGCATTGTTAGTTGCAAGAGTTGTCGCTCCAGCTTTATAAAATCCTTCACTAGTCCAACAACCAGACCATTTAATACTATCTCCTCTCACACCAGGAAATCTAGCAGCCAAGACTCCTACGGCCGCCGAACCATCAGCATATGGTCCATATGTACCATCACCTGTCAACCATGATGTTGTATTCGGAATTTGAACAGCCGTGCCTGAAGATACAGAGTTTTTAGACAGTGTAGCATCAGCACCTTGTTCCATTCTTACTATTCTTAGAGTGTTTGTGTAAGCTAAAAAGTTAGCAGCCGTAAACCAATATTCATAGTTACCATCATCAGGCTTACCAAAAATATCTACTAATTGGGTTTCATCATTAATAGTAATGACTTCATTCATCGGACCCCATGTTGCAGTAATAGCAGTAGCACCAATACTAGTCGGCTCACTTCTTACGGAAGCGGTTAAATCTTTTTCTTTTACTTGTACACCCGGCGAAACTAAATCACCCATTTTTCTTCTCCTTTTTTAAGGTTTTAATGCTCCCGGGACAGTCTCCCTTTACATTAACTTTATTAAAGTATGATATAAATTTTTTTCAATTCTTTCTTAGATTATTTATAAAATACTCATTCTTCAATTAACATAGGTGTGCATTACATATAAATAAATATAGGAAAGAGATGCACAATCATGTTAGTAGAACCAAAAAAAGATGGACGTAATGGAAGGAGAAATTCTCTCCTTCATAGATTTGTTAATAAAAGTTGCCAATACTGTGGAGAGAGTGAACAAGTAGCATTAATGTTCTATCCCTACCACAGAAAAATTAGAAGTCTTAATTTAAGACACGGCAAGAAACATAAAGCCCAAGAACAAATAC